GACCGACGACTCATCTCTCTTGGACTGAAGGGTATCTTCAAAGTCAAGAAGAATCCCCTACTTTGGGTTGAAGAAATGATAAACGCCCCCACCCACACCAACTTCTTTGAGAACCGTGCTACTGACTACGCACGGGGAGCACTGAGTGGTGATTGGGGAGATGTGTGGGGTGCTGCTGCATAATGCACCGTGTGACTGAACATGTCATTCCCCAAGAGATAAGGGACCTTGCCCTTTCCCCAGAGGATATCTGGAAAATCGGAAGAGAAGCAGGCGGTTGGGAATTGTGGACGAATCATGAGAAAGGGAATGACGTGTTCATGCACAGAAATTGCATAGTTAGTGATTATCCTGAGCATATACCAGAGTTTTTGAAGAAGATGGAACAGTATGATGACGAAAATTCAACAATCAGCATGTTTGTTTCGGATAATGACGAGACACAGCATTCTCTGTCATGGCACGTAGACGGATATGAGGTTTATGGGTTTAATATCGAAGGACACACTCGGTGGGATTGGTTTGATATTCCTACAGGTGAAATAAAATCTATATATTTGGGTGAAATGGATAAACTCATCCATATGCCTTGCGGTTATACCCACAGAGTGACAATATTGTCCGAAGGAAGAACATCAATCAGTCTGGTGCTACCATCAGAATTTTGATTATGTAACAAGAGGTAAAGGAAATGGAATACGAAATTAGTTGCGAAATTTGCGACAAAGAATCTCAAGTGTACACTGAAGACGACGATGAAATGCCCTCGTTCTGTCCAATGTGCGGATCCCCAGTGGAGGTAGAAGATGTATGAATACCATTCTGTACTACGCAGGATTGTTGACGGTGACACCGTTGATGTGGATATTAACTGCGGGTTTGATATTATCCTCAGCAATCAGCGCATTCGTCTATATGGTATTGATACGCCTGAGTCTCGCACTCGAGACCTTGAAGAAAAGAAGTGCGGGAAACTCGCAGCAAAGTACATCGAAGACCACATCAAAATTGGGTCCACTTTCACCCTACGCACTCACCTTGACGGTAAAGGAAAGTACGGAAGAATCCTCGGAGAACTGATTTGCTTTGTTCCTGAGTTTGACCGTGAGATGTCTCTCAACGAAGCGATGATAACCAAGAAACTGGCAGTAAAGTATTTCGGTCAGTCCAAGAAAGATATTGAAGCAGAACATTTGAAGAATCGGGAAATACTTTATGAGCAAGGATTGGTTGTACGAGGGTAAACCCTTCGCACCAGAATATGATGACCTTGACCCCGATTGGGTTGGATTTGTCTATTTGATAACAGACTCGGTGACAGGAGAGATGTATGTCGGACAGAAGAGATTCCACCGACAGAAAACTCTCCCGATCACTAAGACAAGGAAACGCAGAAAGAAAACTCTTGTAGAATCTGACTGGAAGAACTACTGGTCGTCAAATGAGATTATCAAGCAGGCAGTTAACGACGGTTTATCAGACCGATATATAAGAGAGATAATACGGTTCGGATACTCAAAGGGAGACCTGAACCTGCTCGAAATGATGGAGCAAATTGATCGTGAGGTTCTGTTCGATGATAAATACTTGAATGGAATCGTGAATGTCCGCATTCATAGGAAGCATGTGAGTGCCAGACTGAAGAAGGAACTTGGATATGATAACTGAACAGCAAAACGGGAAGAAACGAGTCCCAGAGTTATATGAAATCGTCGAGTTGATACAAAAGTGCGACGATAAGAAAGATAAAGTGGACTTGATTAGATACTATTCTCGAATGTCCTCATGGACCGACTATCTGCGATGCGTCTTCGATGACCGCATCCAATTCAATCTCCCTGGCGGGAATGTCCCGTACACCCCAGCGGAAGAGCAAACAGTGCCAACTTCTTGGCACAAGCAAAACGTAAAACTCCAATACTTCGTGAAGGGATCACGTAAGTCCGATCCCATGCACCCGTTGAAACGGGAAACGATGTTTATTGGACTTCTCGAGGTAATCCACCCCAAAGATGCAGAGATCATTGCTGATATGATCAACAAGAAAGCACCTGAGGGACTCGAAATAGAAGATGTGAAGGAGGGATTGCCGAAATTGTTATGACTTGTTAGCAAACAGGAGTCGCCTATGGTTATTACTGATTTACAAAACTACCGCTCAGAGATGAGCAATCAAATCAACCGTTTAACAAGAAGAGGCAAAACTAAGAAAGCGTATAAAGTCAAGAAGGAACAGGAGTTTATCCGTTCCACAATTTCAGAATTACAAAACTGGAGGTGATCCTATCTCGTGCCCTCACAGGGACGTGGGGGTATCGTCAAAATAAATCAAAAAAGATGTTGCCTATTGAGTCTCAATGCTTATAATAAAGAACATCGTCTGCCGGAAATACAATACTATGCCAACATATGATATTCGAACCAAAGATGGAGAGGAAAGAGAGGAGTTCTGTTCTATTTCCAAGATGGAAGAGATGGTGGAGAGCGGAGAGTGGTCGATTGTTCATAAGAATTCTACAACTCTAATTTCGCATACTGGGAACATTATCAACAAGACTCCCGATGGTTGGAAAGATCTTCTCAAAGCAACAAAGAAAGGTTCAGGGAGACGAAACACAATCAACGTGTAGAGATAAATAGGAGAGTCACAATAAAAGAGATTCTACTATGTCACCCGAAGCAAGAAACCGTGTATTCGAACAACTCAAGATAGACGAAGGAGTCGTGTATGAAATTTATCTCGATCATTTGGGGTATCCTACACTTGGTGTCGGTCATCTCATCCTTGAGGGAGATCTGGAACATGGGCAGAGTGTTGGTACAGAAGTATCAGAAGAAAGAGTCAAAACCCTATTCACCCTTGATCTAAACACAGCAATCTCGGAATGCGAAGTTCTATATGATGATTGCTGGGATGGATTCCCTGAGGAAGTTCAAGAGATCCTCGTCAACATGCTGTTTAACATGGGTCGACCACGCCTATCTAAATTTAAGAAGATGAATGCTGCTCTCGCAGAAGGCGATTGGAAGACAGCATCCATTGAGGGTCGCGACTCGCGTTGGTACAACCAAGTCGGTAATCGTGCAAACAGACTGATGAGTCGACTTGAATTTGTAAAATAAGGACACCACTTTGTTATGAAATGGTTAGGTATTGGAGGAGAGTGGTTCCACGACGCTGGTCTCACTCTCCTCGATGAAGATGGTAATATTGAGTTTGCTACTCTTGCGGAGAGATACTCTGGCAAGAAGCATGATTCGTTCGTTCCCGAACAATTGCTCAAGTCCTACATGCAGATCCCAGACACAAAATGGATATGTCATGACGACTGGAATGTGCGACTCGATTTTCGAAAGAATCTGGTCGATTCGAAATTCAAGATTAACCATGGTTTAGACCAACCACCTTGGAGACAACATCCCTCCATAAGAGAGAACTTTCATAGTACTCTCCATCATCACTCACATGCTGCTGCTGCCTTTATGACTCGTCCCGAATCCTTTGACAAGGAGGATTGCGTCATGGTGGTTATCGATGGCATCGGTGAGTTCCGATCGGTCATGGTCGTCAACTCCGACTTCGAGACAGTCCACGACCATTGCTTTCCAAGGTCCATTGGTTACACATACGCCAAATTTACTGCATCAATGCCGAGGATGCACCTCAGATCAAACGAGGACGAGTATGTGACCATGGGATTCTCCTGCTACGGTGAACCAACTCACTGGCAACAATTTTATGAGATGTTTCAATGCATTCCCGAGTACTCTCCAGAAGAACAAGACGGTTGGGAAGAATTTGATTGGTCGCATAAAGTTTCGGCAAAGATGGTGCATATTGACTCCATGGTTCACTATCTGCTGAGAGAGTGTCGGTCATTAGAGGATGCAGCTGCATCTCTACAAAGAGGCACCGAAGAACTCATATATGATATTATGGTGGAAGCAAGAAAGCACGGAAGCAAACTCTGCTATTCGGGTGGCGTGGCGCAAAACATCATGGCAAACTCTCGCATGCGAGACCTATTCGACGATGTTTGGATCGACGTGAATCCAGGTGACGGTGGTGCCAGTCTCGGTGCTGCAGCATACCACTACATGCAGGATACAGGCAGGGACCGCATCAACTGGACTCATCCCTACCT